TAACTATCTGCTTTTTTTGTCGTCAAGATTTGAGGAATGGCTGTTAAATAATCAGGTTCTCCGTAAAAATCAGAACTTAACCCATCATACAATAGGTGATACCCCTCTGTACGGATAAATTTTTTATTTGTTCCAAAAGCTTTAGAAAAATAGATGTTGCTATCAATGTCAATTCTTGCTTGAGGCGTTTGAATTATATACAAAAGGGGATTTTGTTCGCCTACTTTTTCTATAAATGCAGACCCATAAACCTCAAGATTTAGAATAAGCTTGTTTAAAAACCTTTTGGGCGTTATAGAGCTAGGTAAAAAATCAGACAAATTTGATTCTTCTATTTGACTTAAAAGTGAAGCTTTAAGCTTAATCGCCCTTTGGTGATAGACATTGTATCCGTATAGTTTTTTAATCTTTTCATAATCTAAATAAGGATTGACAATTTCTTTAGATAGGGTATCTCCTCCTACTATCTGTTCATCATAAAACGCACCTTTTATCACTTTTGTTTTTTGTCCTGACATTTTTTCCCTTATATGTGTTACAGTGTTTCGGCGTTACGCACTACTTATGAAAGCGATTCTTAGGGGCTTTTGGCGTGAAACAAAGTTTGTAATTTTTGTTTCAAGTTTATCCATTTTTTGTTTTTTCTAAAAATCATATAGCTTTTTTTAAGAAAACTTTTAAAGTGTTATTTGATTTTTATTAAGGTTAAAAAATCTCTATAATTGACGGTATAAAAACACAGGAGTAGAGGTGGCAAAATTAGAAAATATTGAAATAACGCATATTTCTCTTGTCAAAAGCGGTGCAAACAAGAAGAGTATAATCTTCAAGTCGTCTGATAAGGAGACTTCTTATGATAAGTTTATTGGAATTGTGAAGAAAGACGATGAACAAGGAATCGTATATGGGATAGTTTACAGTCCTGATGAAGAGGATACGCAAGGTGATAGTGCAACGGCTGATGAGATACGGAAAGCTTCTTATCTATTTATGAAAAGTCGAAACACGCTAAATGTCGATACAAATCATGATTTTAAGCTAGTGGATGCTTTTGTCGCTGAAAGTTGGATTGTAAAATCGAATGACGCAATCTTCCCTGAAGAGAAAGAGGGAGCTTGGGCGGTTGCAATACAACTAGAGAGCGATGAACTAAAAGAACAAGTGAAAAAGGGAGACATAAATGGTTTGTCTATGGCTGGAGAAGCTATAAAAAAAGAGAATGAAGACCCTTGGGATGCTTTTTTTCTTGCACTTAAGGGCGTAATGAGAGGCGTTTACTTCTCTATGAGTGGAAGTGTTGACAATCCAAATATCTTAAAATCACAAGAGTTTGAGCAGAGTATAAAAGAGACACTCTTGGGTATATTGCCTGTCGCTAAGAATAATGGAGTTATTGAGAAGAAAAATCTAGCTGATGTGAATAACAAAATTAAAAAGTTAGAGGAAAAAACAAAAGAGCAAGAGGCTTTAATTAAGACATTGCAAACAGATGTCAAAAAAAGTAAGCAAACACCTCACATTGAGGACGAAAAAGAGAAAAATAAAAGAGAAGGGATTTTATGAGATTAAGCGAAATACTAAAGAGTGGAGAGACTAGAGCGACAGATGTGACGCTAAATGGCACACTTTCTCCTGCACAAGGGAAAGCTTTCGGAGAGGCTATCGTTTTAAATAATGATTTTTTAAAGAGAATCACAACCGACATTACAGGGCGACTAACAAAGACAAGAACTGCTATTGATGCAAGTAAAGGAATGCTCACTAGACATATAAGTGGAAAAAAGACGACAGAGAATAAAAAGCTCGGAGTTGTCGGTTGTACACTTAACATGGTAAATGGCGTAAAATTAACGGCTTCTATAACAGATGAAGCCCTTGATGATAATCAAGACAATGCGAATTTCGAAGCTGAACAGTTTGAGGGGTTTGCGAAAGTTTTTGCGAATGACCTACTTTATCTAGGACTTGCAGGAACTGCTGATAATGTTGCGGAAACAGCTCCTTTTTTAGAGTTAGCAAAAGGTTGGATACAAATCGCAAGAGAGAGTGCTGACACAAAAAAAACAACTTATGTTTATGATGCGACACAAAAGGCAAAGTCGGTTGTTGACGGATTGAATGCTTTGTGTGCTATTGCGGATAGCAATATAAGCGACACGATGAGCATTCTTTTGAGCAAGAGAGACTATCAACTTTATGTTGACTATATCTCACAAGAGCATCAAAACAGTGTAGTGTTCATAACAGGCATTGCAAAGCAGTACAAAGGGAGGGAGTTGATTCCTCTTGCTAATATGCCTGATGGCGTTTATCTTGGCAGTCCTATTAAAAATTTTGTGCTTGGTATGGCTAGAGATGTGCAGAGAACAAGATGGTATGATAATGATGAAAGTGCGTTGAAGTATAAGTTTGTGGTTCGTCCTGATTTTGAATTTGATATCAAAAAATTTGTTGCAATCGCACAAAAGGCTATTTGATGACTATTGCAGATGTCCGAGTAAGACTCAAGCTAAGTAAGCTTAGTGACGAAGAGATACTTCCTCATCTGCGAAGAGCGATAATTGATTTTAAAAAGTGGGCTTTTGAAAGTGAAGAAGAACAAATAGAAGCAATTTCATGTTTAGCAATCGCTTATCTTACGCCTCAGCTATGGCTTAGGATTGCAGATAGAGCAAATGAATATGAAGAGAACCTTGACACTCTTAAAGATATGGAGGAGTTCATAAAGTATTGGCAAGATAGAGCGAATGGAGTTTCTAAGAAAAAAGAAGAGAGTGAGACTACAACAGGAAGTGACAGGAGGATATCGTGGGGAGTCGTTTAGATGAAAGAGTCGAGGAGATAAAAGATATTGCAGTTAAAAATGGATATGGAGATGATTATAAACTCTTCATAGCGTCTAGGGTTGCGAACGATGGAATAAGAGTTAAATATAAAATTATGCTTGTCGTCAAGGTTGACGCCGTGAATGGTGAATTTATGTTTCGTGATTTTTTAACGATAAAAATGAGAACAAATAGTTGGATAGAATCTATTAAAAGCGAGATTGACCTAAGAGGTGAGCGATTTGTTGAAGTCTTTACTATTGAGCTAGAGGATAAAGAGTATGCTTGAGAGTAAAGTGCTATTTATCAATCTTTTTTATGTTCCTTTCGTAGGCTTTTTACTTTGGGCTGGAGTTGACAAAGAGGCTCTTTTAGTGTTTGCGATTCTACTAGCTATTGACATTGTTACTGGGCTTGGCAAAGCTTATCGTTTGGGTCATAAATGGAAGAGCGTTCGACTTGCAAATGGGATTATTGGTAAATGTATCCTAATTTTGATTCCTTTAACTATGGCTCTTGTCGCAAAGGGGCTTCATTTGGATATTTCGACTTTAGTTTTTATTGTCATTGACGCGTTGATACTTAGTGAAGCGTACTCTATAATTGGAAACATTTATGTTTTTAGAAGTGGGAAAGATATTGAGGAGTTTGATGTCTTAAGCTTGATACTAAAACAGATAAGGAACACATTAAATAAAGTGTTAGGAGATGATAGTGAATAGATTTTTATTTTTTATGGGAGTTAGTGCAATTATTGGAGTTGGGGTTTATGTTGAGCTTATAAAGCCTAAAAATGAAGCTATTGCAGAAGCTAATATATGTAGAAGCGAAAAAATAGAGCTTGAAAATAAGATTCTTATTTTGAGCGATAAGAACAAAAATATCGAGTTTGAAACAAAATGGAAAGAGATAACAAAAGAGACAAAAAAAAATGAGGAGGGCGTGAGTAGTGAGATTAACATTTCTGATGACAATGATAGTTATACTTTTGTTTGGTAGTGGATGTGGGCAAAAGCAAAGCGTAGCTAGATGTACGCCATTACCAAAACTAAGTGTTTTTGTGGACACAAACACGACAATGCCAAAACTAGAACTCAAAGTCAGCACGATTGATAAAAAAGTCTGTATGAGTAGAGATAATTTTTTAGCATTAGATGTTTATATTAAAGATTTAAAAAATCGTTTTAGTGTTGCAAGTGGTCAAAATAGACTCTATAAAGAGCAGATAAAAGAGTTCAATAAGCTCTCCGATAATAGATGTAAAGAGCAGTAAAAGATGAAACAGGTCGATATAGCAACTATTTGTGATGTTAAAGATGGCAAAAAGCTTGTAAAAGTTGATTTGTATGGAAGGGTCAGTGATTGGATTCCTTACGCTGGAGTTGCAAATAAATTTGTAAAAGTATGGTCGCCACCTGCAATAGGAGAACAAGTTATTGTTCTTTTCCCTTATGGAGATTTAAATGGTGGAGTTGTGATTACAAGTATTTTCAATGAAGATTGCAAAGAACCTATCGGTGCAAATAGTCAAAATTTCATCATCTCGTTTGCAAACGGAACAGAACTAAAAGTTGAAAATGGAGATTTTATTTTTAAAGGAAATATAAAAGCAAATGGGACAATCTCAAGCAGTGGAGACATCTCTACTGCAGGTAAAATAAATGATAACAAAGGAGATTTGACAAACTTCACAACTACTAATGGGGGCAAAAGAGCATGACTTTGATTGAAAGAGTACAAAGGCTATTGAAGACAAGACCTATGGAGCGAGTGTGTTTGCCTAACTATGGAAGCTCTTTGTATCTTTTAAGAGATAGAGGGTTGACTCCTACTACAATTTTACTCTTTGCTAAGTTTTTGACAGAAGCGATAGAGACATGGGAATATGATGTAAAAGTTGAGGAAGCTACACTTACGCAAACTGCTGATGGCGTTTTTACCTATAAGGTGGTGCTTACTGATAATCAGGAAATAAAGGGTTCTTTATGGCAATAAGTATTGTTGAAGATTTAACCTATACAGATATATTAGACGCTTTGATTACTACTTATCAACTCAAAAACGAGGATTACGAGCCTCATGAGAGTGATGATATTATGCCTTTACTTGAGCTTTTTGCTTATAGGGAAGTTGAGATAAGAGCTTATCTCAATAGTGTGATTAAGCGGTCGTTTTGGCAGACGGCAACAGGCAGTGACTTGGATTTTATTGCTGAATTTTTTGGAGTTTTTAGACTTAGTGGCTCAAAACCAACCGCTCAAGCTACGCTTACTTTGACTAGTGTTTTGAGTTATAGCTACACCGTACCTGCAGGAATTCAAGTTTTACTCAATGATGAGACTATTGCAATATTGATAAATGATGTCATATTTGAGGCTGGAGCTATTGAAGCTATTGGATTGTTTGAGTATCAAAGCGAAACAAGAGAATCAAACGCCTCTTTTGTTGAAATCTTGACACCTAAGCCTTACCTTAAAGAGATAATACAAACGACTCTCTTTGTAGGTGGTGGAGATGTTGAGAGTGATGAGGCGGTAAGAAGAAGAATAGCGTTAAGCTTTGATGAGCAGACGACAGCAGGGAGTAAAAATAGCTATAAACAACTAGCCCTGAAGGCTGATAGCAGAATAAAAGATGTTGTTATACAAAGCCTAATTGACGGCATAGTTGACATAGGTATCTGGAGTGATGATGCAGTGGATAGTGCTATGCTAGAGAGGGTATTGGATAGTTGCAATGATGAGACACAAAGACCATTAACGGATAGGATTAGTGTTAGAGTAGTAGAGAGTGTTTTGGTAGAGATTCAAGTCAATCTAATACTGAAAGAAAATGTAGATAGCGTGAGCATAAGAGCTACGGTGATTGAAACGATAGAAGACTATATGAAAGATATGAGAATCGGAGAGTCTTTGACTATTAGCAAAATAATAAGGCTTTCAAGTGTTGATGGCGTTGAGGATGTAGAGGTTGTTTCTCCTACTCAAAGTGTCATAGTGGCAAAAGATGTTGTTATAAAAGGAAATGGAGTAGTAGTAAATGTCTAGTTTATTGCCTGTTCACTATACGCAAAAAGAGAAAGACATCGAAAGTGTTTTTAAAAATAGATTTTTAAATCTAAAAGAAGAGATTGGAGAGGGGTCTTTTCTTAATCCATCGGCTTGTGATGAAAAGTGGTTGCCTCTACTTTCTGATTTTTATGGAGGGTTAATTTCTTATGAAAGTGATAAAAGTTTAAGAGAGCAGATTGTTGCTATTCCTGAAATTAGAAGAAAATTAGGAACAGTCGATACTGTTAAAAAAGCATTAAAAGCTTTTTTGATAGATGATTTTGAGCTAGTCGAGGGGATAGGTAGTAACATCCTTGATGGAAGTTGGAAATTAGACGGCAGTGTTGGGCTGGGTACTAATGCTTTTTGGAGTTATTTTTCGCTAAAAATAGGAATAAAAATAACAAATAAGAGAGCTGAACAGTTAAGAATATACATAGAAAAATATAAACCAGTACGGTCAAAACTTAAAAGAATTGACTATATAGGAAGAATAAAACTAGATGGGAGTTGGAAAATGAATGGAGATTATAATCTCGGAAGGAGTGAAGTTTAATGGCGTATATAAATGAAGTTGAAACTTATGATGAAAACATTTATCAATTAGAGATGACTGATGACGCATTGGGTGGTGAAAATGGCACAATGAACAAACAGGCGAAAGCACTAGCAAACCGCACCAAGTGGCTGAAGAGTAAGATAGATGCGTTTTTGGCAGGTAATGGGCTAACAAAAGCGATGGTAGGCTTGGCAAATGTGGACAACACGAGTGACTTAAATAAACGACTAAGCACGGCTGAAACTAATGCTTTAGCTCTAAAAGCCAATATAAATAGTCCTACTTTTACAGGAACGGTTACAGGTGTCACGAAAGCGATGGTAGGCTTGGCAAATGTGGACAACACGAGTGACTTAAATAAACAACTAAGCACGGCTGAAACTAATGCTTTAGCTCTAAAAGCCAATATAAATAGTCCTACTTTTACAGGAACGGTTACAGGTGTCACGAAAGCGATGGTAGGCTTGGCAAATGTGGACAACACGAGTGAC